GCAGGTAGAAGCGCGAAGGCTTCTTGGGCATAGATTACAGTGTTGAGCATTGAGTGATAGTCAGAGATTTCTGAGAAGTCACCGTAGGTGCCTTTTTTTTGTGTGGCGTGGGTGAATTCGCCAGTTTTAATATATTTATCCATTATGAAGTTGATATCGCATTCTTGCGCAAACTGCTGCTGAGTTTGCGTTTTTTCAGAATTGATAGTCTGGACGCGAACGCGTCCTGTTTCTTTATTTTTAGCGATTTTTTGATGTTCATGTCGCATGACTGCTCCTTAATGCCAGCGTGAATCCGCTGGATTGTTTTTAAGTTCTTTTCCTTTAAATTGATTTTCCTGATTGCGTTTTTGGGCAGCGGAAGAGTTCCCTTCCCAAATTTTTTGAGCTTGATTATAGAGTTTATTTTTCACTTCAGCTTCAGGAAGTTGCCGAGATTTAACGATGGTATCCATCTTCGTGTTCTGAGTTTGAGCATCCGTGGCTTTCCTTTGAGCTTCAGTGAGTCCAATTTCTGCAGCCTGTTTGGTTTGAATAAGTTTGAGTTGCATAGCTTGGAGTGCCGTCGAGGCAGAGCCCTCGGTAGGGTTCTCCATTTGAGCGGCAGAAGATTGGCCTTGGGCGCCAGCAGGAGTGCTGGCTCCTTGAGGCGCAGCCAGAGCTTGATTAAGACCGGCTGCTTGAAGATCTTTTACGGCTCGTTGATAAGAAGTATTAGACATGCGTTCTTGGAAGGCCATTTGTTCCCGAGCGGAAGTAAGGTTAGCTTGATTCGCGCTTTCTTGAAGGCGTGCATTTTCATTGTTGGTATCTATGGTACCACCAATTTGCATTCCCATGCCGGCGCCTACTGCGCCGGCTGAGGGGCTCCCTGTAAGAAAGCCGATAGCACCCCCAACTGTCGCTCCAATAACGGAGCCCCAGCCCATTAGAACCGCCCCAAGGATACAGGGACGGAGTAAGTCATCATGGGCCTCGCATGTTTGTAATTGAACCAGCCGTCAAAGAGGACGTGCGTGGCGGTAACGTTAGCGAGAGCGCGTGAAATGGGAGTGTTCTGAGTAATGAAGGTAGAATTAAGAGCGGGCACGCTCCCAAATTCTTCGGCCATGTGCCACTGGTCGAGAGAGGCAGTGTAAGTGGATCGAAATTCGCCGTGAATTTGCGACGGCTTATATCGATATTCGGCATAGCGCTCCTGGTAACCGAAAGTGGTCGTATCAGTACCACCGGAGCCGGCAAGATAAATTTCCTTGTTAAGAATAGATTGCTCGCCAAGCTCCTGCAGTTTCGGCCAGAAGAAGTCGTAACGAGTCGAGCGTGACCAAAATCTTTCAAGTCCTTGTTGGTAGGTTATATCGGCGCGAGGGCAAGCAAGGCCAATAACATAACCGTGTTCGACGAAAGATTTGGTGAAGCCAATGCCTTGCGCTGAAGACGTACTAAAAGCAGCTAATTGCGCGAGGTAATTGCTCGCGGCGGTAGGCGAGGTCTGAGCGACAGGATGTTGCTGAATTTTTGCCTCACCGCCGCCGAGATATTCGGGACGTTGGAGTGTAGAGTCCCCGTTAAACACATTGAAATGGTTCATTAGGATTTCTGTGTACCGAGTCCCGCCGCGCATATCGAGTTCAAGAAGAGATTGAATCTGAACAGCCTGACGCCAGGCATTTATCGTTGCTCCAGTAGCGAGAGAGAGATCGGCGTAGATAGAAGGGAAGGCTCCGGTTGCAGCTGTCCCTTTAATCGCAAGGTTGGCGGTGCCCACGTTTGCATAATTTGGATAGCTTGTGGTGACACTTCCAGTTTCATAGACGGTTCCAGAATTTGGGAACGCCTGAGAAGATGTCCCGATACCAGTGACAGGAGCGTTACCGCCAAGAGGCAAAGAAATTGCCGTACCTTTTTGGGGAGACGGTAACGACGACGTAAAGTAGTCATGGCGTTTTCCTCTTTTCTTCAGAACGTAGTCCGCTATCTGATCAGGTCCATCATCCATATTTTCGATGATGGAGTTCTGTAAATTTTGATCGCGGAACCAAGCGTTCCAGATTTTATTGTAGGCGCGCAAAGGTAAAGTGTTAGAGAGAGTCCAAGCTCCCACCACATCAGTTGGTAACCCCATTTTGTCGTATATGGTGTTAACCTCAGGGCCGCCCGCTGGGAAAGCGTCCAGGCTGGGAAGTATGTAGGAAGTGGAGTCCCCGGGGTTAGTTTGCGCGCCATTGAATTTCTCCCAATTGGACCAAAGAAGTCGGTTAGGAACAAAGAAAAAGAAGAAGTCGATGTAGAGATTATCCATGATCGGAACGATCTGAGTAGCAAGACGCGCGAAAATATTAAGCCTAACATTAGCCGTGTCCCCAGGAAGAATCTCATCGACAAATATCGGAGTTAATTCGTCAAAGAAGAAAGTATCTTTGACAGTAAAGGATCTGTCGAATTGAGACCTCGACATTTTTACATCAGGAATTTGTGCGAATGAGTGTTGGGACATTCTATTGCCGAGCATGACTTCTCCTAGAGCTTTAAGTGTTGTTGTAGCTTCTCGAATTTATCTTCGAGAATTATTTTTCGTATCTCCTCAGGACTTAACGGTCGCGGTTTGCCTAGTCTATATCTGTTTAGGTTTCGGTCAATCCATTCTTGCCGAATGGATTCGGATTTTTCCGCGGCAATCGCGCATTTATTAATTTTAATTTGTGTTACATAAGTCATCCACTCGTCGGGTTTTTTTTCTTTGAGCCATTTTTCGTAGTATCGAGGGATTCCCGTTTCGGTTCCGTCGGCGAGAGTGCATTTTCCATAGGAAAAGACATCTGGCCAGAAGGTTTCGAGCCATTTTTTTCCGATAGCATGCTTGCTCGATTTTTTAGATATCGGATGGTATCCATGTTCTTGGTCTTTCCCATGAACTAATTTTTTAGCAGCGTAACGAGCGCAGTACCCGGCAGACTCGAAGGTGACGCCGCCATATTCCGCGTGACCTTGGCCCCAAGTTTTCTCAAGAAGGGCCGATTTATAGATTTTGTCGCCGCGTTCATTGGAGCGGAAATATTTTCCGTCAGGCGGTTCCCAATTGAAGATGATGGCGTGCCAGTGGGGTCTTTTATTTTTCTCACCATATTCTCCTGTTACAAAGAGCCCAATGGGCTCATTTTGAAGTTTACGAAGTTTTTTCATGAATTTTTGAAAGTCTTCATAGACAAGACTTTTTTTTTTAAATGTTCGTCAGAATAGGTGAGAGTGATGAAAGCGTTTTTAGAATGCATCTGGGCTTCGTGCACGCAGCGCACAGCCCATTGACGTGAATATTCTAGTCGGCAATCCAGACATTTCCCACAGGGAAGTTGAAAAGTTGCATATTCATTGCTAATTGTAAGGTGGCTCCAAGCGAGGGTTTTCCCATCAGCTTGGAAGCCTACTTTTCTGGGGGATGTGCACTTCACGCATGTCCCTTTCTTTTATTAGAGGCGGATTCCGCCGCGAAATTTTCTGGGGTTTAGGCGATTTACGCCATGTACCCCTGTGTTTTTCTTAAATACTTTTCTTGATCGTGAGCGGGACATCGGTTTCCGTTTCATAGTTGACACACCCCTGTTTGACACAGGGTAGTGTGTCAGTGGGCCTAATTACAACAAGGAAGTTAATTAGGCCTAGGCTTGACGCATTGGATTGCTTTCACAATATGCTGAGGAGTGTCAAGCGTCAGGATCTTCCCTGTTTCGTCGTCATAGGTTCCGACATAGTAGAGATCAAAGTCGTCTGGGAATTTGAACACGGTGCTTTTATCGTCGTTTGTGAGGGTCACAAAATCGCGTTCCGCTTCGCCGTGAGTTTTTTTGAAGAAGGGCAGGTTGAAGACTTCTGCTTTCGCATCGCGTATAGAATAGACCTTATGTTGCATTGTTTGCTCCTTAGTTAATTGTTTCGAGAATCAATTTACAGTTTTTGCAGTAGACGTATTTGGTGCCCTTAACGGGCTTGCAGGGTTTATCTTTGCACTTCATTTGTTTCCTTTCAGGAATTGGTTGAGCCTTTTTGCAAAGGCTGTTCGTTTTAGTTGTTCGTATTCTTCGCGAGTAACGCGAAGAGTTTTAATTTCTGTTTTTTGCTTCTGACGAAAGTTTTTTTGCCTTTCGGCGTTTGTTTGAGCCATCGCTCCCTCCGGTCGGTTCCTTGTTACGTAACAAGGGGCTCTTTATTTGTATACATTTTATTTATAGTTTTTTGCGTTGCAGTGAAGTCGGGTACAACAATAGTTGTGAAGTCCGACTTATGTTTTGATTTGAACCTTCGCCGTGTGCGTTGCTCGGTTTAGAGATTCCGGCCGGTAGAGTACTACCGGTCGGTCGATTGAAGAGTAGAGTTTTTATTCCTCAGTAATGGACTCAGTGATGATTTTAGACTTGTCGTTTTTTTTAGGCGTTTTTTCATCGCGTTGAATCGCGTTGTTTTGAGCCATAGTTTTAGGTGGTAAGTCTGGGTTTAAGAGTCCTAGTTTGAGAGCTTCGTCATAGTTAGAGTCATCGTTGATGAAGTTGAGTAGTTCGCCAGGATCATTTCTGAATCTGGCTCTGATAGTTGCAGGTAGAAGCGCGAAGGCTTCTTGGGCATAGATTACAGTGTTGAGCATTGAGTGATAGTCAGAGATTTCTGAGAAGTCACCGTAGGTGCCTTTTTTTTGTGTGGCGTGGGTGAATTCGC